AGAACTCTTTGAAGTCCATAAGCAGCGGTAATTTCACCAGTTAATGTAGTATCCGTAAGTGCTGGTGTTATTGCAGAATTTGATAATGCTAAATACGTGCAAACATTTCCTGGTGTACCTGCCATTTGATTATACTGCCAATTGATTCCAGCATTAGTTCTTAGATTGTAATTTGTTTGATCATAAAAGATTTGACCATTAGGATGCCGCGCAACGATTCTGACAACATTGCGCGCGACATTAATCACGGCATCATGAATGTTAATACCATGATTGAGAGTAAGATTGTCGGATTGAGAAATGTTTACCGATGGAAGTGATAAACAAATTGCAATAATGATAGAAGAAATTAGCAAAAACTTTTTCATGTCCTTCCCCTCATCTTCCTGCTCCAAGACTAGTCAGTATATGAGTAACACCACTTGAAATAGTTGGCAGAAAACATGCAATTATAGCCGCTGATTGAGCACTAGCATAAGATTCACCGATTGGATTAATATTACCACTCACACTACCACCAGAAATAACGTATCCCACAACTCCACCAATATAGTTACCACCAGAAGATATATAATAATCGAGAGTATTCCAACCTGTTCCAGTTATAGACCAACTGGTTTCAGTCCCACCATAATAGCCATCTCCACCAGCAATACATAAATCGGTTCCACTAGTGGAAACGGAGTTAGTGGTCCAAGGAGCGCTAGATGAAGTAGTTAGACTATTATTTACGTTGGAGCCATCAAATGGACTACTTATAGAAACGCCACTCCAGCCAAATGCAAAGCAAATGGAGTAATAACTACCACTGCAAGTAAAAGTTTGGGATGATGTTACTATAGGATTTACAACATACCAAAGGCATATTTGTCCGGTATTACTATCTGATTCTAACGTTGATGGTCCTAAAATCCAATTATTACTTCCTGTACTGTCTGAAGCATTTCCATTCCCGCATTCTGCTAAACTATCACCATATGATTCATTGACCATGACTAGTAATGTTGCACCTACCATATTAACAGATGGGGAGGTAGCACTATTACCACTACCCGAATTTGTCCACGCTACATGATTAATTAAAGTCGGTGTGGCATACAATTTGAGAGAAGTGAACAATATAAATATCAGGCAAGAAACACGTTTCATTGGTACCATACATTCACCACAGGACCAGTATTACAGGATGAACCACTTTTAGGAGTCGTTTCTGAAGCAATATAAATATATGAAGAAAAGTTCGATATTGCTACTGGTGATGGAGCTAAATTTGCGGCACCTGTAGCGGGGATTCCTAGTGCAATTGCCGGATTGGTTGTCCCCAAAGTTACAGAGTTAGTATTAAAGAACTCTACATAACAAACAGAACTATTTGGGTTATATATATAATAACCATAAAGATTTCCAGCAGAACCTTTAACCGACGTGGGACTTGTTATTGCACCACTATAAAATAGTGAAGTTGCATAACTAGCACTAGTTGATGGTAGAGAATTAACATTGAAACTCGTATTGCCTATGCTACCAATACTATTAGTACCGGTAGGTAACGCACTAGAAATACCTACATTACCAATAGTATTAGTTCCAGCAGGCAACGCAGCATTAACAGCAAAACCGGTATTGGTTATACCACCAATAGTATTAGTTCCTGAAGGTAAAGCACCACTAATAGAGAAGCCAGTATTGGTTATACCACCAATTGTATTTGTGCCAGCAGGTAAAGCATTAGCAATAGAACTTATTAACACCCTTCCATTACTATCCAATTGAACAGCACCCATATAACCATTAGATAATGTTGGTAAAGTACTACTATACTTACCACCAACAAACGTTGCATAACCTGGCGCTGACGTATTGACGCCACTAACACTATTATTTGACCCACCACCAGATGACCCACCACCTTGTTGAAGTTGTGCAATGAGAGGAACAATGATAAATAAAGAAATTACTAGCACAACTAACCAAATTGGAAGTCTAAATTTAAGTTTTTCTTCGATATTCATATCTCAGCCTCAATATGCAAAATATAACCACTAGCACCAAGAACATAGATTGTACTAGCATAGTAACGTTGCATCCCACGCATTGTTGGAGGATAATGCCTAAGTCCATTAGCACTTAAGAAATAAGCAAAAGTTGTTGATGATACATCCGAATTACCAATATAAATAGGACCGCCATTACTACCATCAGCTATTATTTCCAATGCCCTAAATTCATAGCAGGGACAACTTCTCGCGGGAGATTCAGCCGCTAAAGCAGCTGCCATTAATAAGTCTAAACGATGAACATTTGAATCCGTTAATGTAATTGTTACTGAAATCATTTCTTTACCACCTCACGATGTTGCGCTTTTTTAGCTTGTTCCATTGCAATCATCATTCTCATTTGAGCTTCTTGTTTCTTCTCAAATGTTTGTTGTAGAATTTCTAAATAAGCTCTACAGTTTGCATAACCAGGAGGATTAGTACGTCTTTCTTGCATACCTTTTTCAGAACTTAAAAAGTATTTGAATACTGCAATTTGAACTTCTTCGTCATCAACTGTTTCATCAGGTTTAATTGTTGGTGATGATTGCATTTCAGCAGTTTCTAAATTTGGCACTTCTTCTGGGGCACTCTTTAATAATTCTTTAATTACAACCAACGCTTTATATCGTTGTGCTTCACCAGGGATATACAAATCAGGGAAGCCCAACGCTTCCGTGATAATATGAGCATTCTCAGGATGACCAACAACTGATTCAACCATTGGATTTTGTAATTGAATCAGTTGCATTAAGAGATTCATCTTTTGATCTGAAGAAATTGGGAAGTTACTAGAACTTTCTGGTTCAAGATGTGCTTTACCAACTAATTCTTCTGGTGTGACAAGCACATTTTCAAATTGACCAGGGTGATTCTTAACTACTTCTTTCATTGGGTCATTATATCTTTTAACATCTTCTGCCATTGCGGTGGTGCCCTTATCAACAACTTGTTTCCACCAATCATCAAGGTACGTATAAGCTAATGAAAGGCGCGCAAGTGCTCTTTGACCACTTTGCACGTATTCACCAAGAGTTCTACTCTTTCCTTCGGAGGCACCCCCATATATCGAAGGATAGTCACCAAGAACAAACTGTCCATCTTCATCAAGTCTTTCTTGGAAAGTTTCAATTTCCTTTGATGGGGTGGCGAGCTTTTGTTCATATAAACCTTCACCAATTGAAGAAAATTCAGGTGGCTTTCTAACAGGAATGATTTTACCCGGTGAACTATCCAAATTACCAAACAAATCTCGGTTAATAATTCTCGTGTCAGCTAACATCATGGGAATACCATACTCAATTGTCTGTATGGTTAGATTCGCCATTTGATTAGTCATTTCCTGAAGAGATTCATAACCTTTACCAATCGGGTCAGAATGAATAAATGTACTTGGGCCAGATTTTCCAATCGTCCAACATTTATCCATACATTCATTATCAAAATAAATGATCTTCTTGTTATTTAGATCAAAATGAATCCCTTCAGGAAATTCTTTCTGCAAGAATTTCCTGACCTTAGAGTTTGATTCATACTTAGTATTAGTAGAATCCATATTATACATCCAAGGACGCAACCAAACTCTTTTAATTGAACAAAGATTTACATCTTCAGAACCACCACGCCATGCTGTTGTATAAGAACTTGGAGTACGTGCCCATCTTTCTTTTGCAGCACCAGCATCAGGAATTAAATCTTCCGCGAAATCGGGGTACATTTCGCGGGCTTGTGCATAGTGAATATCTTCATAATCAATAAGATAACCAAAATCTTTCTGTTTCTTACAATAATAAGCGACCTTTACTTGTAACGGGCCTTTGATTTCTAGTTTCTCACGCTCTTTTGGAATATCTTTGAAACCATCTTCAACTACTTGTTGTTCTTCAAAGGGTTCTTCAATACCTTGCATGTTACAAGTTGGACAAGTTGGTATTTCTGTGGTACTAGGAGTAGATTGTAATTCAGTTCCACACTCGGGACAAGTGACTTTAGTGCCCTTAACCATTTCGGTCTTGTACTTCTTAATTTTGTGAACACCATAAGCCTTATCACCTTCACGAAAACGATAAGCAGCAACCAATCCTTGATTATAAAGTTTTAATAGTGCATCAATAAAAACTAATTTAGCTTTAACATGCTTTTGATAAATAATTGCAAGATGATTCTTTGCTTGCGACGCAGTTAAATCATCAGGCTCATCAGCATCATCTGGGAAAAATTCTGTAACTGGAACTTGTTGAGATAAGGCACTTATGATACTTTCACCATGCGCTTTATATTTATTAATTACATAATCATAAAATGGCCCTACACTTTCGCGCATCTCCTCACCAACTATCCCTACTTGTAGGCCAGTGTCGTGTACCTCCCAGTCCTGCTTAATCTCATTCCAGAATAAATATTGTATTCCGTGCCAAAATTCTTCGAGTTTCTTCCACGTCTTAATCTGAAGTTGACGAACATACTCGTCTTCCATCTCCGATGCAGTTACAAGATCAATAAGGAAAGCGGTAACATCTTCTGGAAGTTCTTTCTTAGGCATTAGCTTCCATACCTTTCAGCATAACTTCCTTTTTTAACACCCCTACTGAATCCTTTAATGGCACCAAGAAGTCGAGATTTCTTAGTTATTTTTTGACCTTTTTTCTGACCAAGAACTCGTTCTTTCATTATTCCTGCGAGATGTGAGATTCCCTGTAACATGTTTTCATCCTGAGTTGGATTTATAGTTCTATCATCATACAAAACTTCCATTCCAGGGTCTTTCTTGTTCGTAATTTCAAGTTCCTTACCGAAATGTTCCTTACAAAAATCGTTAATTTCATCAATACCGTACTCACCAGCAACATCAGTACGTGCAGTGAAAATCTTAACAGTTTTTCCTTGATCGAGAAATTCATTAACCTTATCAACCATCGACCAAATAGGTTGACCATCTTTATCTTGTAAGGTGTTATCAAAATCTACACCTATCCACTTAGGAAACTTCAATTTCTCGCTCATCTAAAGGCTCAAATTCTTTAGCCATCTTTTCGATGATTGAAATGATTTCAAGGTCATTAGTATCTCGCGCGCGTTTGATACACTCTTCTTTAGATGTTGTAATAAGATGATACTTTGGATCATATTTATAAAATGGTTCACGTCTTTTATGTGTGTTGAAGCAACCATCAAGAACAACATCACAATCACACTTTAACAAAGCATCAACCATTGTATAAACTGTTGCCCAAACAAATGGCTCCGCACTAGCAACAAATCGCTGCCCGTGCAATGACAGGCGCACTTGATCTGGATTAACGACAGTATAACCATTAAGTTTTTGATAATAGTCCTTAACTATTGTTGTTTTACCAGATCGGGGAAGTCCCACCATTATAATTAAGTTTGACATAACTCTCTTATCTTCTAGGCATCACTGAGAAATGACAGTGACGCCTGTGGGTGCGTTTGGGACTGTCGGCCATGAAGAAGGAGTTGTAATATTTGCCGGAGTACTCAACGCTGAAACCAAGCCGTTAGAACCTACGGTTTGAACACCATAACAATAATCTGTTGATAATGCAGCTGAGGCATCAATATAATTAGTTGTCGTTACAGCAGTAGTGTTAAGTTGTGTATATCCTGATGTTGGACAGGATGTACCGGTTGTTCCTATTCTCCAAACATAATAACCAGCAACATTACTTGATGTTGAAGCTGTCCAGCTACAATAAACACCACTTTGTGATGCTTGTTGAGCCTTACTTTTCCAGGGGTAAAACATCAAAATCGTGAACAATATAGCAAACAAACCCACAACAACTTCCTTAAGCCACACTCTTTTCATTCTTCCGCCTTTCGATGCTTCCTTAAAGATTTTGACATCTTTGAATGCTTAACTTTATGTGCTTTACCGGCAACAACAGCAGTTTTTAGCCTAGGCGCTGGTATTCCATGTATGTGACGATAGGCGGTCCAACGCCTATATGCTTCCTTTGACTTAAAATGTTCAACTGGCATTAGTATTCACCTGATTTTGGCCAATAAGACTTCTTATTTGAGGAATCCTCATCAAATTAGAGCCAAAAACATGAACAAAATTGAAAAAATAAGCATAAAAAGCGTTGCTTCCAGAAGGTGTTGGTAAAGTGCTAATTGCCGAAGATAGAAACCAATAAACAACAAGACATTCAATGCCGTGAGTGTTTATCCACTGAAGTATCACTTTTTCCTCCAAAGATATGCCTTCTAAACTCATTAATTATCATACCTATCATTGCAGCAGCAACAAGCCACATAACTCTTTCTATCGTACTTAATCTGCTGATGACTACAAGTTGGTTCGCGCGCACAGTTGATATTGTATCATTCATACTATTCAATTTATCATCATATTTATTTATGAAGGCATCTATTTTACTACTCATAACCCCATGTTCTTTTTCGATAACTTCAATATTGTCTTTAACATACTGATGCCATTCGGCTTCACTTTTCGGTTCATCTTGAGCAATAATCTCAAAACCAGTAAAAGCACAAGCAGATACAAGGCAAAAACTAATTAGAACCAGCAACGACTTCATTAGTTTGTTCTTCAACAGGTTTCTCCTGCTTTAATCTTTCTTCTTCCTGAGCTTTCAACTTTTTATCCCAATACTCACTTTGCTTTGCAAGAATATCATCAATCTTACCCTGCAATGGACCACCTTTACTATAAATCTTTTGTAACTTAGCTTGTGCTGTTCTCCAAGTTTCTGACATTACTATTGGCTTATTATCAATTTCTACCTTCTCATAATCTCCTGAAGGAATTAGGCCGAACTTTCTAAAGATCACACCTTTAAGCTGAATGTTTTCCTCTTGTAGCGACTTGTTCCATTCTTGAAGGGTTAAAATTCTACCTTCCATTATTGATAGAGAATGTTCCAAATCCTTAGTGTGTTGAGTGATTTCTTTATTAATTCTAAAAAATTGCAATAATTTATCTGCCCACACGGCGACCTCTCACTCTAGTTAAGTTTGGTACTGCCATTACTTCAGCGAGTTCTTCAGCTCTTTCTCGCCTAAGATTCATAAAGTACTGATTATAATCTTGTGTTTCTTCTAAAGTCTTTTCAATCTCTTCATGCTTCTTTTGCTTTTCAAAAGCCCTTGCTGAATCATTAACGTAAGCATCAACTTCTTTAAGAAGGTATCTTACATCATCATAAGGGTCATCACCATCAAATTCTTTAACATCTTCTTTTCTATTCTCATCATAAACACAAGATGAAATAACTTCTTTCAGTAATGGACAGGTATCAAAAATCTGCAACTTTGGGAGATGTTTTATGTCATCAGGTTCATCCGGTTTGAATTGATTAATATACTTATAATACTCTTCCATCCCCTTCAATCGAAGAATTTGCATAGCAACCTGCTCGTCGTAATGAGCAGTTACATCATATTTAATTGGTCTTGGGATAAATCTTAGATACTCATGTAAAAGCATCTTACCAGATATTCTATCATTGTCAGCAACGTGAAGTAATGAACTTAATTTATCTCCGAGACCTTCCGAAACTTGTTGAAAAATTGTCTTTTTCTCACCACGATTTTGTTTTGCAGAAGGATCAATAACTACCGAAACGATGTTATCGTATTGGCTTAATCGAGAAATCTCTGATGCCCAATGCTCAATGTAAGTCTTTTTAACCCCGTATTCTCGAAAAGCATAAACTCTTTTGAAAGGTGAAATTGCTCCCCATAAAGCATAAGCCAACGCTGCAAATCCCCAATCAATTGCGAGGATTTTGGGCCAGTAGTCAGGTATTGTAAATGGGTCAATAATGTGTACGGCATTTTCCGGCTCACCTTCAACATGCTTGATACGATATTCAGTGAATACTTGACCTTCAAAAGCATTCCAATCAGCGTACTTCTTAGCTCTTTTTTCTGCTTCTGGTAGAAGTTCTAAAGAATCAAGATATTCTTTGAGACGTTCTTTAGGAACTTTAGTATTATCTGTTGGAAGGGCTTGAATAAAGGTTCTTAACTTATTGGTAAGTTTATCACGAATTATCGTACCCGATGGTACTTTGTCAACTTGCCATCTGTTTCTAACCCACGTATTTCCAATGTTACCAGGATTAGTTCCAGCGCGAGTAAAAGCAGGAAGATCAGAGACAGAACTCCTGCAACGCGAACCAGTAAGATAAAGATATTGAAACTCAGTAAAGGAAGTAAGTTCATCCCAACCAACATAATTATATTCATCGGTGTCATACTTCCTTACATCGGATTCATGTTCAATATGGCCCGCAAAGATTCTAGCTCCACTTGGCCATGTCCAACTTCTTTTAGTACCATTCCATGAGGCACCTGAACTCTCATAAAATGGCATCATTCTTGGAATAATTTCACGTTCTAACTCTGGAAATGTTCTTCGTAAAAGAAGTCCTTTGAATCTCGGATGGTCTATAAAACTCTTATCACTACCAATACACTTACTTGTTAAAGGAACAAGTCCAATAACTTCAGTCTTGCCACCAAAAGCAGCACCACCATATAATCCTTCAAAGATTTCGTATGGAAGAGACAGGAATTTTTCTTGTTTTATACTAGGGGACCATTCTTGGACTTCTTCAGGCATGTGATTTAATTATCGCGCGCGTCATGCAATCTTGTATCGTGCCTTAATTTTAAAAGTCTTCCAACAAGACTTACGTTGGCTTTCGTCGCGTGCTGCCGATATTTAATTGTTTGACAAGTTCCCACAATCGCGCGCGAAACTCTTTTAAGCTGCACCCTTCCAAGCAACAGGGTTAATTTGACCACCGGAAGTAAGACTTCCATCGCCTTTATAACTTGTAACATTCTGTGGAACGTATTTTGTGGAAGCTGCACCGTGAAGTGCTGCTACAAGTGCAAGCCAAGTGGCACCATTAATGTCACATTCCCACTCAATATCACCAAGTGTATTAAAGACGCGAACGACTACACCATCATTATCACTTATCCCTGTTGCAGTTGAAGAAAATTCAATTCTTGGTGCAACAATCGTTGTCATTGGTTGAGCAGCCATTTAGTCTCCTTAAACGTCAACAACATTGAAATCTTCAAGACTTTTTTGTCTTGGCGCGTACATTACAATCATCTTCCTATTATCTTGAACTTGAGGACGACAGTTTGAAACAATCTTTGACATATTACTTGCAACAACCGACGCTTGTGGTGCTGAACATTCGTTCAGCTTTTCTTCTGTGATTACTCCTAATGATGCCATTAACTTGTCAATAGCTTTCTCTTCAACTTCATTCAATTTACCTAAGATTTTTTCTTCTAATTCTGGATGAGGAACAAATCTTGGGTGTGCTGGACTACATACTCTACCATGTTTTAGATCGTTTACGGTAGTTGCTGTAACACCAAACTCTTCAGCAATTTCATCATTGGTACCAAATCCAGCGCGCGCGATGGTACCAATTAAAACTCTCTCCTCATTAGGCAAAGTTCTTTTATGCCCATTATTATGCTTGATCTCTTTAATCTCAAGTTTACCATTAGTGCTCTCTATTTGGTTAACAAGATTTTTTGGATTGGTTAGAATTACTTCAGCTTGTTCTTCTGTGAATATCATATTTTCATTTCTAAGTTAATGATCTTTCCGAGGACTTTATCCTTGTGTCGAAATTCAGCTTCATTAACTTTCACTTTTGTATCAAATCTACCATTAGTGTAGAAAATATTTTCGGTGCGCGACGGATGAACATACATTGTTCCCCCCATTAATTTAATCGCGTCGCGCACCATAAACTCATTAAGCCTTGCGTGTGCTGCGTCAAGTATAATCACGATGTCACAACAGTAAAACTCTTTAATTCATCAAACGTTCCGCTAGTTGTAGCGTTCGCCGGAACGTAAGTAATGTTATATAGTTGACCAGAACTTAATCCAGATGGAACCGATTGAACTTTTAATGTTACAGGTGGAAGTCCTGTCGGTGAAAGAAATGTTAGTAAAGCAGAATTATCCGAATTAACTGTAAATGGAACCAAAAATCCAGTATAACTCGTTGTAACAGCCTGTAGGTTACTTATGGTGTCAACCCCCACCACTGGACTATTTTGAACATAACTGAATGTATAGGGATCACCAACATTTAATCCAGTCGGGTTGGTTGCTAAATTTAACGTTAATGTTGTTCCATCTGCAATATTTTTGAACGTTACTTTATAAGGGCTAGTAACTCCAAAAGGTGTGCCCGTTCCTACACTACTTATAAATGAGGCAGGACCAAAACTTGTTGGTGTTGTTGCAGTCAATGATTGAACTTGTGCTTCAATATCTTGTGCATCTTTCAAAATTTGAGCTAAAGGATTTCCCATTTTAACCTCCAAAATATTTCTGGGACCAAATCGCACGCTGAATTTGGTCTCAGATTCTTTGTTAATTTTCCCTTATGTACTACTGGGGTGCGCCACCCCACAAGCGCACCCCATCTTAATTTCCCCGGATAAGGGAACTTAATATAACTTTGATCTAGGCAACAACTTCTTTGGTTTATATCTGTTAAGTAAACCATCTGTCAATGCTTGGCAAAGATTTTCATAATCTGTTCCAATTTTGAGGTGTTTTGGATTCCAACAGAGTTTATTGTTGCACTTGTGCATGACCAATTTTCTAGGATATTCACCCTCGTTAGGTCTATAACCCAAGTAAAATATTGCAGAAGCAACATGAATACGAACATGAACATTATCATATGTGATAATAACATATCTACTTTTAAGGCCCTTATATTTGCTGTAGAGCCAACAATCATTTTCAGTAATAATTTTGTTTTGCTGAAGAATACAAAGTACATGAATTAATATATTCCTTGGATACACCTCCACCCCCTTATCCGGGTTGTCGGTCTACCCGACTTGTACCATAAGAGATACCCCCTTGTCAAGAAAAATTTTCATCTGTATTTACCCTGTTTTCAGGGACTTAGGGCTATCAGTACCTTTGTACTCCACAACAGCCCAACCAGAAAAATATAATTCAATTTTTCTGGAAATAATGAGGCTCATTATTTAAGTTGAGCTTTCTAAGAAATGATCTTTAAGTTAAAAAGTGGGTGTTTAATATGGTGTTTGGGGCTATGTCCGTATGAGGCTCATTTATGGTGGGCATGGGGTGGTATAACAACTAGCCTACAAAAGTAAACTACCTGTTTAGCTTACAAAACTAGCCTACATTTCTAGCTTATATTGTAGCCTATTGATGTAGCTTAATTGTGTAGCTTACTTCTGTGCGCGTGTCCGTCGGCTACATCGCGCGCATAGTTATGTTAGCTACTTCACTTGCTCATTAATCTATGCTTACAATACTATTCTAGCTTACATTGTAGCCGACACGCGCGTTGAATCTAGCTCACAAGATAAGCTACAACACTTGCTCACGTCCTAAGCTACATAATCATTAAAGACATTTTGTCAATTTGAAGATTTTACAAAGATTTTACATGTTTCGGACATTTTTAGCCTTGACTTCTTGATTTTATTATGTGATGATATTATCGCAGAATAAATCAATAGGTCTTAACTTACTTCGTGACGCTTTACGTTATTGCAACAAGATGCGTCAAGCATTCCCTGAACGTTCGCCACAAGCCGAGTACTACCGTCTAGGTTACTGCTTACTGACCGCCCTTATTGGAGTGATTGTAAGATTCCATTTGAAAGGAGATTAACATGATTTACATTCCGTATATATCTCTCGCAGGTATTGATTTATACCTCGCTAAACATACAACTGAGCCAGAACCAACACTTACATCAATTCAAGCGGCGATGGTGGCATACGACTACCGAGAGTTTAATCTGCTTCACACTGAACGTCAACGAAAAGTAGTTGCTCTCGCTCAGGACATTGAGAGTTCAATCTACAGATTGGAGAACGAATAATGCTTGACTTCCTTGCTTCACTTTCTAGAATCTTTTTGCCTTTACAGGTCGAGCTAATTGCGCTCGTCCTGATTTACCTTTTCGTTCGGCTTGTCAATTATCTTTTCCTGAAAGGAAGGTGAAACGATGACATTTGCTTGTGAACAACTCCAGAAATGTACAAGGCCATTTCTGGGAAGAAACATCCTAGCTCGCGTAATGACTTACCTACGCGAGATTAGGCAATGGGAATCTTATTGCCTAGTTTACAACCTGAGACAATCTCTTTAGGAGAGGATTATGACACAAGAATTGAAAGACTGGTTAACTAAGCATGTTGGAGAAAAGTACGCAACATTACTCTTAACTGACCGTCGAATGCAAGATTACTACATCAATTCCTGTCCCGAACAATTACATGATGAATTGAAAGCCTACATTGAATCTCTCTAAAAAACCGATGGGCTGTTGCCGATGTTCTGACAACAGCCCATTATTCTATTCCGAAGAATCGTTATTCAGATTCTTCGGTTTCCTCTTCCTCTTCACCTACGTTGATTTTACTTGCGTCAAACTCCACGGCGTTCAATTCCGCCGTGGTAAAGATTCCACCTTTAGAATAAGCATCTTTCGCAATTCCAAAAGCGGTTTCAGCAGTAATAGTAGGTGTGCCATCTTCCGAAAATGACTTAGAATCGCGCACCATCTTACCTGCCATTGCATAGATCTTCTTCGCAGGGCCAAGCAAGACCATATATGCAGCCTGACGTGCGGCTGCCTTACCTTTTGCAACAGCATTCACGTTCCATTGCTCTAAAAGTTCTTCCATGTTACCTTTGTATTCCTGCACGAGCAAATCCTCACTAGTCCCATACAATTTCACTTTTGCAGTCTTTGTTACTTTCTTACCTGCTTTCTTTACTGTCACGGGAAACTCAAAAGTTCCCGTGGAAGTAGGTGTAATTTTATCTGTCGCCGTTTGTGGGGTTGTGCCCATAGTGATTGGTCCCTTTCTCTGTGATGACGTTTGGTTCGAGCTACGTTGCATCATGCTGAGAATCGTACCACAGATTCTCAGCGATGTCAAGGAAAAAATGATATGCTGACCGCGCTTTTTTGTATCATTATCTTATACGTCAGGTCCGACCTGCCAACTGAAAGCAAAATTGCCTTTTTTTAAGGTCATTTTTCCGCTGAAATAGGGGGTGATTTTCCACCATTTTTTGATAGTTTTTTCTGTCTAAATCTCTCATTCTAATGGACTTATTGATTTATACCCCCTACCTCTAGTCACTAGATGCCTTATACGCCTTGTTTTAATAAGTCGTTTAGAATGAATGATTTATAGAGATGATTAGTTAAGTCGTTTGTTTTCAATGGTTTAACCCCTAATCGGAATTTTACTAGCCTATCTTTTATATATATAAATATATATATATCAATAACTTACAGACCAAAATGTAGCCTACTTCCTTACAAACCCAACAAAACAGGTCACTTACCGCTTCGCGGCTAGACTAGAACTCATTAGGCTACAAGCTAGCCTTACTAAGCTACCCATAATCAACGACTTACAAACCATGATCTGTAATTCGTTGAAAACAAACGGGATATAGTGCTTGACGCCGTTGTACCTACCATGTACGCTAGGTACTAGAGGGAGGGGGTGTTATTCTTTATGACCAACAAAACAAAGAACTTAGAGCACTTTGGTCTTCAGGAAATCAACCCTATAACACCCCCTATTTCCGCAGAAATTCAGTACTATTTCTGCGGAAAATCTCTTTTTGGAGCCTAAATTGGAATCTGAAAACGTTTGTAACTTCTGTGGTTCAAAAGACAATCTAAAAAAGTTCGACACAACAGGAAACTGGTATTGCAGTCTTAATCATTTTCAAGAATACTGGCGAAGTCATGGCTTGCAAGCGATAGGTTCTCATGAAGCATTAAGCGCACAAGAGATTCTGAAGATCACAGAGCAAGAAAACACCTTCATTAAGTACCTACCAGATGACTCTTCTGAAGTCGGGTATCAGAAAAGACTCAAGATAATTGAAGAACGAATTGTCTTACTAAAGCAATTAGAACAATCAGCTCGACTCAGCCAAAGAATGATGTCTAAAGAGTTACACGTAATGGCAGAAAAAAGAGACGGTGAGCGTACTAAGCGATACCGTCAACAAGGCGTGAGTTCCGATGTTGAATTGAAAGAGAAAAGATTAGGTAAAGTCGAACGCATGATTTTAGCCTGGAGAAAAATGAATCTTGCGGACGACTTCATTGCTGAGAAGTTAAGCGTGGCCACTGGAGCGAAGTATACTCCAGACCAAATCAAGGAAATGATGAAAGGATTATGAATCCCAAAACAGCCATTAAAATCATTCAAAAGAAAATCGAGCGAGACATTAATCTTGCGCGCGAGTTAAAAGCATCTTGCATAAGCTCAAAAATCTTTAATAATGATACGCGCATGAGGTTAATGTTTTGGTCGGGAATGATCCAAGGCAATGAAAGTGCCTTGAATCATTTACAAAGATTGGAGGCTCTATGTCAACAAAAGTAAGCATTAAACTGTCACCAAAACTAGCAAAGTTAGCACAAGAGAATGAAGAATTTAGAAAGGATTTACATTGTGCTATGTTCGCTGGATTTGATGCAACACAATACTGTATCAATAAGTGGATACTGAGATTGGAGAATCTTTCAAAATGAACATCTCAAATGAAAAACTAGACAAGATTGACCTTCGATTCAAAGTTTCAGAATGTGAAAGATTGATTCAAGAAAGACGACTTGAAATCGAAGCATTAACAACCCTGAAACTAGAATTTGAAGAGGAAATAAAAAAGAGATTTGAAGAAAATAAGGATAACTAATGCTTTATATCACTTATAAATGCAAAGTTTGTGGAAAAAACGTAACTGAAGTTAGTTCTTTCAAACTAGCAGGAAAGTTAATACGTAAGCTGTCATGCAATCATTCTCAAATTGAAGATCGAATTACCGAAAGTGAAGCTCTTTCAGCGGAAAGCATTATTTCCGCTGATAAAAAGAAATTATATAATTTTCAAGTTGAAGGGGTTAAGTTTGCAGAGCGCGCGAATCTTAATGTCTTATTTCAAGACGAAATGGGCTTAGGAAAGACAATTCAAATTCTTGCTGCGCTGAAACTTCACGCGGCAGAATCTTTACCTGCCGCGATAATTACTAAAGGTCAAATCGCGCCACAATGGAGTATTGAAATAGGACGCTGGTTAGGCCCCACCACGACAAGACTCGTGGTGGATAAATCAAAAGACAATCATTTAATTCCACCTAGACTCCAATTCTACATTTTCTCATACGACATCTTAAGACGTTTTGTTCCAAAGAAAAGGGTAAAAAACTACTACGGCACCGAAACTAGTGTCGAGGATTACGAAGTAATACGCGACTGGTTCACAAAACTTGGTATTAAAAGTATCGTGTTTGATGAATGTCAGTATATTAAAAATTCAGAATCTCAACGCGGTAAAGTGGCTAGAGAACTAGCTGCTAATTTGAAGTATAAATTAGCAGCAAGTGGGACACCAATAAAAAATAACTCCGCTGAATTCTTTCCAATACTTAACATTCTAGCCCCGCACGTTTTTAGAACACGTGCGGGGTTTGAAAGCGAACATTGTGATAGAATTTGGACAGGTTATAATTACAAAATTGGTGGTCTACGTGACCCAGAATATTTTCATCAATTAACAAAAGATTTTATCATTAGACGTGAAAGATCAGAAGTTGAACTAGATTTTCCAGAAAAAAATAGGCAATTTAGATACTATGATTTAGGTGATGAAGTACAAGATTCCTACAACAAACTTGAAGAGCAATTTGTTGAGGAGTATCAAAAAGACGGTCAAAGTAATTTTGAAAGAGCAACAAGTACGCTTGCCTGGCTTAATCGAATGCGCCACTTAACAGGTTTAGCTAAAGTTGATAACGTCGTCGATCTAATCGACGAGCATATAGAGTCTACTGACCGCAAAGTTGCGGTCTTTACACACCACATTGATGTAGCAGACTTAATTCAAAACAAAATGAACATCTCGTTAACAAATCTTAACGAGATGCTTGGTAAACATTATTCACCATGCTATCGCATGTATGGTGGAACGGGACAAGATATATTTGATGTTGGCCAGAAGTTTCAAGCTGATAAAGACGCGCGAGTTTTAATCGGGCCAACCCTTGCAGCGGGTGAAGGATTAAACCTACAAGAAATAGGTGATTATATCCTAGTTGAAAGAGAATGGAATCCACCAAATGAAGAACAAGTTGAAGGACGTTTCATAAGAATTGGTAGCACTCATAGAATGGTTAATGGTACTTACGTTTTAGCAATAGGTACTGTTGACGAAAAGTTTACTAAACTTGTCGAAATGAAAAGGGCCATCATAGAACAAACTCATGGGAAAGATTATAATTGGGAAGAAAGCTTTTTGTTAAAAGAACTTGCTGAGCAGATTGTGAAAGCAAGAATAAAAAAGAATGGGGGGTAAAGTATGAACTACTTTATCAATTCAATTGAGGTCAATGAAACAGACTTCAATGACTATATCCACGAGTTGCAAGATGTTTACGAGAGAGAACTAGAAGTAATGGCATTTGAGTTGAATATCTCAACTCAAGATGCCGCATTGATACTTTACCTCCGTTCAAGATCACGTTGGACACAAGAAAAAGAGGATTATTTATTAAAATTGGCCAGAGAACACAAGAAACTACCTAATGTATTTTCTGGTGAGTTTTAACGTCAGTCCAAACATTTAAGGAGTTCTAGCATTGATCGAATTTGCGCTAGGTATCGTTTGTGGAATGTTATGGTCTATTTTAATAGTTTTATATAAGATACTTGCAAAGATTAAGTAACATTTGTCGAATTGACGCAAGGTTAAACACCTTAGCCTTTCACAATGTTACTTAATGTTAGAAGGATGCGCGCGTGATGAGAGACATCGGATACAACTTTTCACAGTTTGCAAGAGTAGGTGAAAAGATTCTTGCAAGTTACTTGTATCTTGAAAGGGTAATCACGCGCGCGTCTTAAAGGGAGATTCTTATGGTATGGTATTTCGCTTGTTTCGGATTGGGTTGGTTTCTTGCATGGTTAATTGCACCATTTGTTCTTAATAGAAGGAGATATTAAATGGGTCCAAATGAATATATAAAATCAAAAGCAATTGAAGTTTTTGAGATTGACGATCACGAGGCATGGATTGTTAAGAATCCACTTTTTGATGTGGATTTACCTTTATTAAAAGTTGGTTATAATGGTTATGTTGTTTTCAAAGAGAAACCGGTCTTAGAAGAGAGCTATCATGGAATATTAACATACGTTTGCGTTCATGGTGGAATCACTTATTGTTGGCATGATGAAATGGGTTCAGTATATGGTTTTGATACTGGGCATCGCCATTCCGGTGATTTTCCAATCAGAGACATTAATTGGATTAAGGAACAAATCAAATCAATGTATAAAGGAATCTTAAAAGCAGCATCTTTAGAAAAAGATTATCTTGAACACCCAAGCAATGATTATCGAGCAAAGCTGTTAGAACCATTAGTTGATATGGAGAACTTGAATTTTGGCGTTCGTTTGAAATTTCTGTCGGGAGAATTATGATTAAAATTTGTCTTTGTGGTCATCAACAAAATGAACATGCTTTTGGTCTAGGCACTTGTTCAAAATGCACTTGTATCAAATTTATCGAGAAAGGTACTATAGTTGACCAATTGAATGCCTTCAAGAAAATCGAAAATATCATTGAGGGAGAGAAAAAATGAATGATTTTAGTTCTTCATTTATGATGATAGTAGGTTGTGCCTTTCTAGCCTTTTATTGTCTTAGAACTTTAATCTTATCAGGAATAGATGCTTATAAAGAAATCCTTATGAGTGTTCACAGAGCTTCTAAGGAGATTGATGACGTTAAAAGAGGTTATGTTCCGATAGAATAGGAGGTTTCAATGCCTAAAAGTGTCCTAATTTTAGACAGTCAACTTCTAAACAATTTTCAAGATTGTGAAGCAAAGTTTTATTATAACTTTGTCAGGAATATTAGACCACCGGTAAAGCCAGAAGCACTTGATAAAGGTGATCTAGTTCACTATATCTTGAAATTTCATTATCGCTTGATTAAACATAATCAAACGAATTGTAACAATGGTAAAATCCGTACTATACCCTATAACAAGATCATTGAGATTTGTGTTGTGAAAGCAGAGAAGTATCTGCTTTCGCTTGATTTAGATGTTGATCTAGCTAATGAGGTTATAAAAACTTACGGTCAATATGCGGAATACTATAAAAATTGTAACTGGTCAATCTTGGAAGTCGAAAAACCGTTTGCAAAGGTGCTTTATGATTCAGACGATCTTAAAATCATTTATGTTGGAATCATTGATCTCTTAACTTCAATTGCTATTGTTGATACTAAATCATCTTCAAGACGCGGAGAGCCTTCCGCACTCTCCAATCAATTTATGGGCTATGCTTGGGCATTTAATGTATTCAATGTTGTTATTAATAAAGTTGGCCTCCAAAAAACGTTGAAGCCAGAAGAAAAGTTTGAAAGGTATACTAAATCATATCCAAAAGCAATCATTGATGAATGGGTTAATAATACTATCACCATCGGCAAAAACATTTTTACGTTTTTAACGGATGTGACAAGCATGAAGAGGAATTTTACTTCATGCGACAAGTATGCAGGTTGTGTATTCCAGCAAATCTGCGAAACTGTACCAGAGGCGCGCGAGTTTGTTATTGAAAGGAATTATCAATTGGTTCCAGAGTGGCGGCCAATTAAGGGGTTGGAAATATGAATTTACTTTGGTTCAGACATTATTCAAGTTATGTTATCTTTGTAGTCTCAAATCTATTGCTAGGTTACTATCTTCACGTCATTTATGAAAAGTTATCAGGACGTAAATAAATGCTAGACTACTGTTACAAGACGCCCTTACTACACGATCATCGCTGTGATAAATGCCTTCATCTAATTAAAGACCTTTGTACAAAATTGTGCTCAGGACAAGGCGATGAACTTTGTGAAGATTGTAAAGAAGAATATAAAAGATACCTTGAAAGGTTAAATAAATGACATTCTATGTTACATTTGGTCAAAAAAGTCCTTTTAGGAATGGTTGGGTTGAAGTTGAAGCTGAAAATTATAGAATAGCACGTCAACTTGTTGTATATGCACTAGATAGTTCATATTCAATGGTCTACGACGAGCACGAATTTAAGAGGGAATATTTTCCTCAAGGTAAACTAGGTGAAACATTAAAATGAAAGAACATACACACAAATATGTTCGCGCTAGAATCGGTAAAAATAAGTACATGATCTATCGTTGTGCAGTTCCAGGTTGTACACATTTCATTGTATCAGAGTTGATTGCTGGAAGAAAGTCTATTTGTTGGAGATGTGGTAAAGAGTTTTTCATTAGTGAAGATTTAATTAGAAAGAAACCACATTGTAATGAATGTACCAGAAGAAAAGATAAATTAGGTGAATTAACAGATAGATTTATCAAAGTTTTGACAGGAGAACAAGGATGAAGGTTTATGTATTGTTGGATATTGGATGTCTTGAGTGTGGCATTCCATCACATGCAACAGTATATAAAAGTAAAATTGATGCTAAAAAAGAATGTATAAGAATGCAAACTGAATATGATGCACCCACAATTCCTGATCGCATATTTGAAGTTGTAGAGTGTGAAATAATTGAAGGAAAGGAAACAACCAATGAAACTATCACAAATCAAAAAAATGAAAAACCTAATGATCTTAATGAAGGGTGAATCAGGAACGGGCAAGACAATTGCTGCCGCTTCATTTCCAGAACCGATTAAGATGTTATCATGTGATGGTAGAGTTGAACCATTACTTCATTTTCCAAAAGTGCAAAACCGTGATATTGACGTTGACATTTATAACAAGTACTCTGACATTATCCATTCGTTAGAAGAACTAACAAATCATAACGATTTTCAAACCGTAGTAGTTGACGGTTTGATGGCATACTCACGCCTTGTCATAAGTCATATCATTGAACAGCGTGGTGGTCAAACAGAAGTTAAAATTAAGGGCGAAAAAGAACCTTTAACAGTTGGTGGCATTCCTATAATGGCCATTAACGAATATAAAGGTGAAAGTTCTGCCTTGTTCAATCTTGTGATGGCATTGCGCGTGTTAAAAGAACACGGAGCGAATATTATACTTACAGCTCACGTGGTAATCTCTGAACAACAAGTATTAGGTGGTTCAACTCGTGTCACAAGACAACTACTTACTGGCGGGAATAAAATAGGTGCAGAGATTCCTACTTATTTCGACGAAATATACCATTTCTACGGAAATGCCCCTGGCCTTGCTGAAACCCCAAGATTTTATGCTATTACACAAGGCACGGGTGATGATTATGCAAGAACTTCTTTCTACGGCTTGCAGAAAGAGATAGACTTTACGGATGGCTTATTCTATGATGAACTGTTGAAAGCAATTGATTCGATTGGAGAGTTTCAAAAGTGAACTTACCAGGCAATGATATTATACAGCACAAGCTCTTGAAGAGAAGAAAGTTTGTTGATAATCACTGGCTTTGGTGTGGTGCTAAAGATGAAAAAGGTTATGGTTGTATCAATATTAATCATAAGATGTATAGGGTACATAGATTAGTAGCTTACTTATGGTTAGATTTGGATTTGAATTCAGATTTACTTTCCTTACACAAGCAAGAATGTTCTAATAAATCCTGTTTTAATCCAGATCATCTGTATGTTGGCACCGTGCAAGATAACAACGAAGATTGTGTTAATTTTGGTGAACATCATGGTGTTCATCAGACTCATTGCAAGCATGGACATGAATTTACACCAGAAAATACGTTTACTACTTCTTATGGTAGAAGGGGTTGTCGTGCTTGTCATCACTATATGAGTATAGCAAAAAAGTTTCTACGTCTGTATGAGTAGAATGTAAGAAACAATCCAAACAAAGAACCAATGGAGATACCACAAATGAAACTACGCATTACACCAGAAGATCATCTTAAAGGAAGGGCAGTCGATCCTGGTATATACAACGTTGAAGTTGCAAACGTTGAGGAAAAACAAGCAACAACAGACGGTAGCCAGAACTGGAACGTTGAATTTAAGATTGTAGATGGTAAATTTAAGGGTGTTACTGTCTATAAGACGTTCAACGAAAAAGGGGCGGGGTTTGCTATTGACTTCGCCAAGGCTTGTGGTGCAACGATTGATGCGAATAAAGACTACGATTTAGATTTCAATCGAACGTTGCATTGCAAACTTCGTGTTGATGTTAAGAACAAGCTATACGAAGGCAATATGAAGAACAATGTTGTTGGATTTTTACCATTAGCGAAAGAAGCTAAAGTTGAAGTATAACTAAATCTGTCAAAGTGACTCTTGTGCGCGTGTCTGACAACATCTTGCTAACTTTAGTCAATGGCTAAAATACAAGTGCGCTGGCACGCGCACAATCTCAACAAGGAGAATTAAATTGGACGAACTTCTTGATATGCGACCGCAAGCTGAAGCACCAAAATTGGCAATTCCAGAAAACGAAAGATTAATGAAGCGACTCAACAGAGAATTACAAACCCTAAAAGATCGCCAAAAACAAATAGAGCGTGGGATAGAATTACTTCAAAAGTACCCTGAGATTGAGGAACTTTTGAATATTTTGGGTGGTAAGAATAGATATTAATTTTGTGCGCGTGTCTATGAAATATGATCTTCTCTCCTCAAAGAGTAGGCACGCGCACTACTTTAATT